CGTGGGTGTAGCGAGCCGTCCAAGCTTCCTGCGCATTGTCATAAGCAATTGCAGAGCCTTCGTTCTTGACCGGTGCGGCCGAGAATCCAGACAGCTTGGTTTCCTCTTCAAATGAGCGCTCGGAGGTCTCCGTTTCGTAGATCTCTTTGTGCTCTTCGCCGTAGCGAGCATACTCAAGACCGAACAGTGCGTTAAGCCCCGGGAGCAGCTCTTTCAGTAGTTGTGCGCGTGAAATGGCCATGTTAGCTCCCTATCACAGTCCGACTGGGTTGTTGTAAGCATGGCCGCCGGTTACTACGCCAGAGTTCACATAAGGTGCATTGAACTTGACAATAACTTCCGGGTAATAGACCGTGCTGCTATAAGTAAACGCTGTGTCAGGCACAACGTCCACGATTCGCAAGGGCAAACTGGAAGTCGTTGCCGCTCCAGTAATCAATGCCGCATAACGCGAATCCTTGGTCGTGGTGTTCAGCGTGTTTGCAACCATCTCTACGTTCAGACCGATGTCGGTGTACTGAAAGCCAGATGTGGTTGAAACAACCGTGGTTCCACTAACACCGCAAACCTGGAACAACTGATCCGGGTCTTCACAAACGTAAGCAACGATGTACGTGTTGCTTGCTACGGAAGTACCAGAAATCCATGCCTGCGAGAAAGTTGGTTGACCAGTAACCGATGACACAAACGTACAACCCATGAACACACCAGCAAAACCAGTGGTCGGGGCGGCGTTGGTTTCGGTACAAACAACAACACAACCGTTACTATCAAACTTCACAGGGTCACCAAAGCCGATGCTCGATGCGCTGGAGTTTACGATCCGGCGCTGGCGAGTGGCTCCGGCAAATACCTGACCGCCGATCAAATTGACCGGGCGCAGACCGTATGGGCCTGAAATCGTCGGGTAAGCCATTGCTTTACTCCAATTAAAGGTTATCTCTTACCGAATTTGACCTCGGTGCGCCTGTCATTAAACAGTGGCATCCGTGGGTCATTTTCGCGCATGAAATTGCTATCCACACTCTTCATCCAATCGTTGGCTTGCTTCAGGTAATGGGTATTACGCTGATCCACCATCTCAACGGGAGCGCGGCACAACATTAATCCACCAATCTCAATGTTTCCGGTTTGAGCGCCGGTTGCGAGCAGGGCTCGGGTTACTTCGGGATAGTCTTCCCACTTGCATGGTTCAAATCCATCCTGGTGACGGCTAGCTACATTTCTTGCGTCGGACTGACCCAGTGTTGCGGTACGTACCCAACGATGTCTCCAACCATCTCGCGGGAGAGGATCGGGCAATGAGCTGGGCGGCTTCCATTGCTTCGGACGTTCCGTGGTTTCACGGGTCTGTGCTTCTCTGGATTCGCGGCTCATAACTTTCCTTCCATGCGTAGTTTTGCCAATTCCATGGCGTATTTTTCAAGCGGAACTCCAAGCCTCTTAGCTGTATTAGCTTCTGAGGTTGTCAGCTTCAGTTTTTTAGGTGGCGAGCTGCGCGTTGCCGGGGCGACCACCGAAGCAGGAGGCTTTGCTTTTTCCCCTGGCGGCTCCCGATCGCCAAAGTACTCAGGGAATTTCTCCCTTACGCGAGAATTGATTTTCTCGTAATACTCATCTGTCAGAGCATAGTGTTCACCATGTTCCCGGGTAAGCTTTTTATGCAGGCCCATGGCAAAAAACGTCATCTCATCATCAACCCCGGGCTCGCCTGACTGTCCAAACCACTTATTATTGGCCTTCCAGGTTTCTGCTTTACGGTCTTGATAAGTATTCTGCTGAACATTATAAGCAGGGTTTTGCTCCTGTGGCAACTTTTCCTCGGGAGCTGGCGCTTGGGGCTTGAAGTTTTTAACCTTGTCAGCCTTTAACATCGCCGCATTTAATGCTTTCTGTGCCGCCAATATCCGATCAGACTCTTGGCTTTCCAGTGCCTCTTTAAATAACCGCTCTGCTTCCGTTACTTCCTTTTCCGTGGCTACCTGCATCGTTTTAATTAACGTGCTTTCACCCGTAGTCAGCTTTTCTTTCAGCTTGGCATTCTCATCAGCAATCTGTTTTGCATACGCGATCGCTGCCTCACGCTCACGAAAAGCCTCTTCCTTGGCCCTGCGCTCATCGTGATAACCGTGCTTTAAATGCTGAATGCGTTTCTTTACATTATCTGAGTACTGCTTAATCTCATCATCAGGTATCTCAGATGGATCACCCTTTAATGGCGTTGCATTTCTATCCGCCTCGGGGCGATCGTCCACAATCTCGATCTCTGTCTCACCCTCGACTTCTACTTCAATTTTCTCTTCACTCATAAATACTCCTTATGCGCGGCTATAACCACGAGGATCTTGAACAACACCTTCGATCGTGTCGTCATTGATCAGTCGAAACTCACGACCATGGATCTTGAATCGCGTACCTGAATAAGCACGCACCAATACAAAATCACCTTCCTTGCACCATGGGCCCGTTGGAAACTTAGCTGCATCTTTGTAGCAATCCGGTCCCATCTTTAATACGAATAAAACGACGGTGCTGAACTCTTCAATTTTTGCAAGCGAATCAGGCTTGAATAAACCATTGGCGAATTTATCCTCCACCTCTGGTAAGGCGCATAACATCCTATAACCCGTGGGCTCTGGGAGTTGCGTAGCTTCCTGCTGAGTGTCCTCAGTAATATCAGTCATCGTATTCCTTCATTCGATTGGCAAGGTCTTCGTTAATACGCCTTGCGACCAAAAGACCTTGAATCTGGCCGCAGACGAATTTGTACTCCTCAAAGCTCTTCATGCTCCCTTGCGAGAGTTGTCCTTCCAAATACTTAATCTGTTTATCAATCTCTAGCTCTATGGCTTCTGCGTAATTCATTTACCCATCCTCGCCAAAGACTGGTCGCGCTGAATATCCGCCGCCTTATCAATCATCTTGGCCGCTATATTCTGCTCAGCAATCTGATTCATACTCTGAATCCTTGCCTCTTCAAGCCTCACCTTGTCCTGCTGCGCCTGAGCTTTCAACATAATGTCAGCCTGGTCCTTCTGGGCCTCACGCTGCTCCCTCTGCTGCTTAAGCTGTAACTCAGCCTGCTGCATCTGGATTAATGGATCTTGTGCTTGTTGTTGAGCCTGTTGTTGCTGAGCCTCTGCCATATGTTGCTGTAACAACTGCTGAGCCCCGCGGGCGGCAAGTCTTGAAATCTCCACCTCAAAGTCTTCAGGCAATGGCTGATCTGGTGGCGGTAATGGCACACCAAGTTGCTGCTCGATCTGCTTGCGGTACAAGAAAGCCATATGCTCATTCACATGGGCCATGGCCGCGGCCATCATCACACCACCTTGCGGATTCTGCTGAACTTGCTGGCGCAACATCGGATCTTGTATAGCAGCCATGTGTACAGCCAAGTGAGCCTCATGGTCCTGATAGATAAACGCCTTAACCGGTTGCATGGTCAGTATGGCCATGTTCTCCGATACAGGATCACGCGGCTGCTCTGCCTTGGCGGCTGGTATCAGCTTATCGATGTTCTTGATACCCAAGACCTCCAACATGCGCTTATGTAACTCCGGCATGTCATAGATCTGAGGTGCTTGTGCCGCTAACTGTAGGACCGCTTGATACTGAGTAACCCGCTGTGCCAGTGTCGTTGCATTAGGATCAGAGACTGGAATGACATCCACTAAGTCATAGTCAGCCTGTTTAACCATCCGGCCGCCGGGCGCATCCACGTCATAGTTGTATTCAGTAGGTGCGTAGTCTCTGATAATCCCTGCAAGTAACTTAAACTCTTGCCGCATGGAGTAATGAAGCCTTGCCTGCACCGCAGACATAACCTTGAGCGTTCTCTCCAATACAGCTAGTGTCGTACCCACCGGCGTATTCGCGGACAAGTCCGAAATCTGCATATCAGCTGTTGCAGCAAAACGACGTCCTTCCTGAACGATAGTCTGTAGCAACTGATAAAGAACCTGGCTCGGCTCTTTGTATGGCAGTGGCAGGATGTTGTCCCTAATAGAACCTGAAGGCACATCCACATCCCTGAACTCTCCCGGTGCGATCGGTGTGTCATCACCTTTGACTCGCAGACCGCGGGACTTTAATCCCCCAGGCAGGTTTGATAACGTGCCCGCATCCACCAACTGTCGGATTAATGAAGTACCTGACTTGGCAAAAGCACCTACCAAGTGGATCAATCCAAAACCATAAAACCCAAAGCCCGGTATATAGGGATAATGGACAAAGTGCATCCGCTTTAGCTTTAACGGATCCTCTTCATACCAGTTCCTACGGATGGCTAGGATCTTGTTTGTGCTTTCATCAATCGTCACCACATAAGGCAGTGCAATTTCCGTGGGGCCGTTCTTGTCCGTGTCTTCAAACCCGGGTAAATCCAGCTCAACGTGCATCTCAAGAATGCGATACCTGTCATCCATCGTGGCTGACATACCTTCTTCTTCAGCCTTACGTTTCTCCACCTCACTTAATACCGTCGATGGCTCACCCAAATCCACGTCACGGTAAAACCCTGCGTGTTGTAGCTTCCTTACTTCATTCTGAGTTTTACGCATGATGTGCGTAATACGTGGCGCCGACCTTAAATCACTAGCGCCAAAGGGAACCACAATATCTTCCGCCGGGATGAACATGGAAACCGGCCGGCCCAATGAAGGATCGTAGTAAACCTTCTTAAATGCCGATCCAGCCAAAGCCAACGACCAAAGCATCTTCTCGTGCTCAGGTCTGTACTCAGGCATTTCCTCTGTTAGTCGGTAGTTCATGTCATCTTTGACACGCTCTGCCGCATCTTCCTTCTCTTTAGTCAGCGCTCCAACAATCTGAGTCTTAACCGGCCCCGAGGCAGGGAAAGTCTCCATGATGGATTCAGCTTGGAACCTAACTGCCGCCTCTGACAGTAGCGGATAAAACACACCACATGCCCCGGGCCATGGTTCTGTACGTTCCTCGTACTTCAAACCAAGTAGCTTCAGTCCATCTGCATAGGTATCTACCCATTCCTTGCGGGATGACTTATCGGTCTCATAGTCTTGGATCAGATCACTGGCAATAGACGCCAGATCACGGTCATCCATGTAATCAGCAAGATTGGCATCAAAGTCTTCTGGACTCTCACGCTCAGCTTCAAAAACAATCTCTACGCCATCTGCTGATATAGCCATAGCATCTGGGTTTTCGATCTCAATTTCCACTTCCGTGGGTTCTTCCATGGCGGCATCAAGACCTAATGGCGCAGGATAAAGTGCAGGTTCCATCTCGGCTCCTAGTAATAAGCAACCTTGCGCCGGTACATCGGCTCTCGGTCTTCATCATCTGATTGCAGGCTCAAAAACCCGCCAGTCCTAAATCGTAATAACGCTTGAGTCATAGAGTCTACAAGGTCATCATGCTCCCCAGAAGGAAAAGCCGCCACCTCTTCAATCAACTCATCAGCAAACTTACGCTCCGGCACCCATATCCGACCCGACGCAAACAAATCCGATACGGCATTTAGCCTCACGATCTTGTCGTTACCTTTGGTGGGGCTGTATTCACTGACCGGTATACCCATCCTCCTGAGTTCAAAGACCAATGGGCTTCCTGCTGCCTTAGCTTCAACCAGAAATACATCCGGTTCCCACTCGCGGTAGGTTTCATAAGCCTTCTGCTTAAGCTCTGGGAATTCATATCGGTCCTTAAACGCATCCAACAAGATGATATTCGTTTCTCCTTCCTCTGTCGTCCACACACCCCAGGTCGTACAAGCCGAATAATCCGCCCGGTTGTGCTTGAGAAACGCCGTATCCCAACTCTGAATCACAAAATCACACTGTGGCGGCCTATCTGCCTCCCACCTTTTCCACCATTCACGCTTAACAATTGCACCTTCTTCCGCCGTTGGCTGCTGCTGATACTGAGCATTCCATTTACCTACCGGCAACTCCTCTTTAAGCGCTAATAACTCTTCTAATTTCCAAAACTCAGGCCAAACAGGTTTGCCCGACGGCATAATCGCAGGTAATTCAATAACCTCCCACTCATCCCCGCCCCGCGTTTGACTCGCTTTAATAACCTGACCCGTTAAATCTCTCAACGACCAACGTGTAGCAACAATAATAATCGCCCCACCAGGTTGTAATCGCTGACGTGGCCCAGACGTATACCATTCATATACTGAATCAAATATATCGGGTTTATGTGCCGCTAATTTAGCTTCTTGCTCAGAATGCGGATCATCAATAATTAATAAATCCGCACCTTTACCCGTAACAGAACCACCAACACCAATCGAAAAATATTCACCACCCTTATTAGTCGCCCACCTACCAGCCGATTTATTATCAGCACGCAACTTCACATCATCAAACACTTGATGATAAGTTTCAGAATCAATAAGGTTTCTTACATTACGCCCAAAACCCACAGCTAATTCAGCAGTATGCGAAGTCTGAATAACTTTCTTATCAGGATATTTACCCAAAAACCAAGCCGGCAATAAATAACTGGCAAACTGACTTTTTGTGTGTCTCGGTGCCATGTTAATAATAAGACGTTTATTATGTCCATTAACAACATTTTCAAATGCCTTAGCCACTATTTCATGATGTTTACCCGGTATAAACCCCGGCCACATGCGCCTTACAAACGTCATGAAATCATTTTGCGCCAGGGTCTTAGCATCCTCCCGCTCCAGTTCCTCTATCTCCTGAAGCAATATCCTCTTCTCATCCTCAGTAAGTAGATGAAGCTTCCCGGCGGCTGCCTTAGCCAACTGCCTAAGATCCATCTTTCTTCCTCACAACCCTAACACTCCTACTCTTCCCAGGCGTCCGCTTCAAATACCCCTGCTTACACAGACTCTTCACAAGCCTATGCACATTACTCTTACTATCCTGTAAGAGCACAAACCTAATATCGTCATACGACGGACCAAAGTGATACAACTCCCACCAAGTCTTCACCGCCAACAATACCTTAGCCTCCGCCTTGGTCATCACTCAACCTCTTCTGCACCTCATCCCTAGCTTCCTCCCTAGGCTGCCACTCTATCTTCGGCACCTCCCCCATCGTCTCCGCATACCACCGCTTAGGATCCTCCCATATCGGCTTCTCCTTTTTTCTCCTACCCCCCTTATGGGAACCCACTTCCTTTTCAAGGGGGGCCTCTTCCTGAGTAAATCCGCCAGCTGGCGGAATTGTAGACTTTAGTAGGGGGTGGGGGTCTTCTGGATCGGCAAAGTTATCGGTGGGTACGTGTGGATTTGAATATTTATCAGAAGGTTCGTGTGGATTATTGGACCTTGCGCCGCCCCTGCCCGCCCCGCCACTTTGTGCCCCCTCCCCCTGGGTGGGGTCGCCCTCGTGCGCGTGCGCGTGTGTGCCTGCGTCCGTGCGTGCCTCCACGTCGATCACCCCGCCGAGCCGCGCCAGCTTTTCCCTGAGCTTGGCCGTGGTATCGCCGCCGCGCTCATGCGTGATAACCGAGCGGGTTTCGAAGGCTGCAACATCCGCAAGCTTGCCTAGTAGCTCGAGAGCCCTGAGCCGATCGCCTGGACGTTGAGCCGTTCGCGCCTCATGCTGAAGGGAATCAACGACAAAGTTTCTTATGTCAAGGGGGTTTTGCGAATACCTCAACCTCTGCACCGCCTTTTCTTGCGCCAGCGCTTGCTGCACTTCCGGCCGCTTCGCCACCTTCCACGCCGCTGTGCTAACCGACCTCGAGGTTCCGCCGGGTTCGAACGCTTCGATGAACGCTTCGCGCTTGCCTGCGCCCTCTGCCATACGTTGAACGAACTGCCGCTCTCGAGGTGATAGCTCTACGTGAGGCATGAGCACCTTATCTGCTGGCACTCCCCGCTGAATTGCCTTCAATGCTGCCGCTGGTAGCTCTACCCCTTCGCTTGCCATGCTTACCTCATGTGAACGTTATGCGAACGCATGATAACCGATCAGCGGCAGATTTCAAGCGATGAGTGGCTGATCCTGGCTGACCAGTGGCCATTGTGTTTTGACCTATTGTCGTCGGATAATTAAGGCCTGCGCAGCAATTCATGCGCTGGTTCTAAACTATATAACCTGGAGCACATGACATGAAGTTTACTTATGACAAGAACTTTACCGATGCAATGACCACCGCCACACAATGCGACCCTAAGTGGAGTAACCGTACAAAGGCCGCCTTCCATGCTTTCAACCCTAACGGCGTTATAGCCCTTCGCACTGCTTCAGATGATCGGATCCGGGCGCTTGTTGACTCGGGCTTTGCAAAGTCCGGGGCCCTGCTTGCTCATGGCTCGCTTAATGATTACCACGTGCGCAAGCTTTACGACTGCGCCATGAAATCCCGTGTTTCATCTTTCGACCTTAGTTATTACGTCGAACGAATCGAGCATGAGATCGCCACCGCCGATGCTTTTATTGATTCCATCGCCGCCCGTATCTAACCAACCCTTGGAGCTTTCCACCATGCGCCTACTAATCGCAATCACTAACCAAGACCGCCGCGCCGCTGTTTACTTCAACCGTGCGCTTGCCGAGTACACCGTGCGCTTTTATTCCAACGGCGAGCACCTAACCGATGCCGACTATTTCACCGACTGCAAATCAGACGCCTATAACACCATGAACCATTTCACCGCCGGCATTGACCGCCACATGGCCGCCCTTGGTGGTTTTCCAACTTCCCGCTAGGAGCTTTCAACCATGACGCACAAATACACTTTTCACTACGACCCGGGCCACGGATGGCTTGAGGTTCCCTTTTCCATGCTTCGCGCCTTGAACATCGAAGACAAAATTACCCCCTATAGTTACATGAAAGGAAAAACCGCTTTCCTTGAAGAAGACTGCGACTTATCGACTTTCCTTCAAGCCTATCGCCTGCGCTTTGGGCATGACCCGAACATGGCCGAATTACATACAGAAGATTCGCCTATCCGGGGTTTTCAATCCTATCGCCAACCCTGAGAGCCTAGCCCATCGCCTCGCGTGCGGGGCTTTGGGGTGTGCTTTTGCACCATAACCAGAGAGAACCAATGAAAAAACTGATTAACCGGCTAGCCCTTAGGCTTGCACCCTTTACAGTGCGCGTGCTTAGCTCAGACCGCACTTATACCCACCGCGCCCACACCTACGCCGATGCGCTCTCATGGGCCCAGCAATATCCGGCCGATTGGGGTCGCGTCATTATCACCGGCCGCTTTGGTCGCGCCATCGCAGAACGGGGGCAAGCATGAAAACCTCAGAGCTAATAGGCACTGCCCTTGATTGGGCCGTGGCGAAGTGTGAAGGGCGGCAAGAGCCGGAACTGGTGAACAACTTTGCCGTGGCTTGGTACACATGGCCCAACACGCACTACTCAACCGACTGGGCACAAGGCGGGCCAATCATCGAGCGGGAGGATATCTCTTTCCGCAAGTACCATCGCCCAGACAGTGAAGCGCACGGAAAGTATTACGCCCGCCTTTGTCGTGAAAGCGGCACTCTTGTTGGCTGGCACAAAACAACGGGATTCCAACAAACTGGCCCCACGCCCCTTATCGCAGCCATGCGCTGTTATGTGGCAAGTAAGCTTGGCGATGATGTAACCCTTCCCCCTGAACTGGAGCAATCAGCATGAACGCACCTACAAACCCCGAAGTTATCCTAGCCGCCGTGGTCGATCGCATGGCCACCATCAAGGCGCAGATCGCCGCCCTGACCGACGAGCAAAACAACCTCCGCGACACGCTAATCGACTCAGGCCTGAGCACTATCGACGGCACGCTACACCGC